TGTGCCATAATTCAGAAAATTCCTCAAACGATAATTTTTTGTGAATAGGATACCATGTGTAATGTTTGTCTATTTTTGGATACTGACTTGGTATTTCTTCTGAAATAAAAAAAACATATTGCATTTATTATAATGTTCTATAACTTTATTTATTTAAATTATTATTATTTTTGAAATTAAATAAATAAAAAAATTGAAACCAAATCTTGTGATAACACGAAATAAGTATTTTAAAACAAATGGAAACTAGAAGTGTAAATCAACAAACGAATAATATTGCACCGGCTTTGTCAAAGGCTGATTTTGATGAAGCGAGTGCTGCCTGGAAATTAAATAAAAAATCAACCGGAAATGGTTGCTATAAATATGTGTGTGTAAAAATTAAACAAAACGGACATCAATGTAAAAATGATAGTCTTAAAAATTGTGAATACTGTAAATTCCATTCTATACATTAAATAAACTAATGTATAATAAAAATTATTACATTTATTTTTATTATTTTTTTATATTTTTTACCTTGATAAAAACTGGATCTAAGATATAAAAACTCTAAAACTCAAAATGATTTTAATGAATATTTTTCGTTTTATCAATTCTTCTAGTTTTTTTGTGTTTTTTATGTTTTTTGTTTTTTTTATGTTTTTTATGTTTTTTACATGTTTTTGTTTTTGTTTTCATTCCTCCCATTACATTACAATTTCCTTGCTTAGTGTCATCACTACAAGATTGAATTTTTGGAAATGGAACAATAAAATCTGTAATTTCCTTATCAAAATTAACAAAATTACCTTCTCTTTCATAAGCTTTAATGGTTCCGTTTGTTATTCTTGTTTGAAGTACTTCCGTTGATTTTTTAAGTTTATTGAATGTATCTAATAAAACATAATCGGTTTTAGGAAAATTGTCAAACCATTGCATTTGATAATAATTTGGCTGACTATAAACAAACATAGCTTGGTTTTTTTGTTTATCTATATCAGCAATCGTCTTTAAAATAGTAAAAACAAGTCTTTTTTTTATATCATCATCATCATCATTACGAAATAAAAAATCAAAAAATTCATCTTTCTTACGTCTCATATTTTTTTTTTCAGTACGATCTAAATATTCATCATCATCATCATTCATTATATTTGAAGCTCTACCAAAATCAATTAATATACATTCAATTTTATTACCTGACGTCAAAAATATCAAAGCATTTTTCATATGTAAATCAAAATGAATCACACCAATATCTATTAATAACCTTGATACTTGAGCAGCAACACAAATTTCTGCTCTAGTTTTAATTTCTTGATTCAATGTTAAACCATAAAAATCCGAACCATTTGGTCTTTTCATAAAATCAGAAAATGTTGTAGACCGTTCAACTTTGGGCATTACAATAATGCCAATTTCACTTTCTATATTAGTATTTATGTAACTGAATAAATAATCAAAAACATTTTTTGTATTTATATCACGGATTGTTTTACCTTGTAAAAATTGTAATAAACTTTTTGCATTATCATTATCAAACAAAGAAAAATTAGCAACAGGTGGACATATTTCTTCTCTTCCGCCACTAATAGACGTTTTCCAAATCCTTTGTTGTAATTTAGCTTCTTCAAAATAACTATCTTGTGATTCAGATGCTTTTTCTACTCCATCATAAGCTGGTAATTTTTCATTATCGTAAGGTGTTATAATAGCAAATTTTAATATAAAACTAGTTACTGGTTTTGTAAATTGAGTTCCATTTAATGTTAAATATTCAGAATCTGCCTCATTTACTTCTAATGTAATCATAAAACCTTTTAATGAGTTATAAGTAAATAATTTTAATCTTCCACTGTTACTATTTATCATATCATAAACTGCGTTAAATCCTATTTTACTAGGATTTTTTAACTTTAAACCACCCTTTTGTATTTTCATATATATATATAATTTATATTATATATATGAAAATACAAAAGGATTATACTAAAAATTGTTAGATCTGTTGTTCCACTTTTTTACAACTTTTTCTCATTTTACTTGATGAAGTGATGTTTCATGTATTTTTGTAGATTGAAATAAGTTAGTTCGTCTTCCTCTTTTAATCTAAGAAGATTCCTAAGCTTTTCGTCTGGATTGATTTTACGACCGTTCTCACTATCTTGAAGCCCATTTTTTTCAATATATTTATTGATTTTCTTACTTACATCAACACGACTCATTTCAGTTCCAAGAGGTTCACCTAAAAACATAGCAAGTTCATCACTGATAATGGTTGGCTTTACGAATCCTGTAGGTTTCCACTCAGGAGGCGGAGGTGGGGGAGTGTAACCATCCAGGTCACCCATCGCTCTAATATATTCATGTTCGTCATCAGTTAAAAATTCTGGTCTGTAGTTATAGAGAAAAATATTATCAAAATACATTTTTTCTTCAAATGGCACGCTATTATCTTTACAATAATTTAACAAATCATCTTTACTATTTAACATATATTTATCTTTACGTAAATTAAATAAAAAAAAACCATCTACAATTAAATTTAAAATGTGTTCAGCTTGTGGCATACCGAATACATACATAGCTTGATATTGAACAAATTCACGAATAGCATCTCTCGCTGACATCTCTTCTTCAACAATGATAGGTGTTGAATGTTCAACGTCATCAATAGCATAGGTTGTAGATTTGACTTTCATATTATTCGGGTTATATAATACTATATAGAGATACAATAGCCTATCTTTAAGTTATTTTAGAAATACAAAATAATTTGTTACCGTATAACGTAACAAATCATTTTACATAGTAAAATACAACACATCATATTTTTGTGAAATATTGCGGCAAATATTTGGCTCCACCTTTTCTGAAGGTGGATGGAATTAACCCAACTCACAAATGGTCATTCTTAAATTAGTTAATAAAAAACGTTTCATTTGTTCATTCATAACAGCGCTATTTTTATTTTTTTTTAAATGTTCAATAAAAACTTCAGTATTATCAATATTTTCAAGCATACTAGGACTTTTATAATTCTTACCAATAAATTCGCAAAATTTTTTCTGGTTTGCGATTGTTTTTTTGAATGCAATCAATGCTAGATTATTTTTATCGCACCATGATAAAAATGAAGGATAGTTGTTCATCATCACGGTTTTAATAACATAATATGCTAAAACACTAGTTTTTTCTTTATACAAGGTTTTTCTCAATACACTGCTCTCTTGTTTGTTCAAATATAAATCTTCATAAGATAAACCCATAAAGTCAAGAATCTTTACTAATTGGAAAAAACTGTAAGATCTTTCAAAATTAATGAAAAACTCGGCGTTAGAGAGAAACTCTTTTTCGTTTTTATTACTATTGTTCTCTCCATTTTTATCTTTTAAAGAATAAAAACTACAAAACAATGCATTGATAATTTCTGCCCAAAACTCAGTATAAGCTTCATATGAGTTTACAAAAGACTTCACTTTAAAAATTCCCAATAAATAATTATGACAATCATTATTGTTCATATCTGAAAAGTCTAGGGCAAAATTGTGAAATGTTTCATGTATAAATACCTTGAACCATTCTTCGCGTCTAAAAATTACGATTTCTGAGTCTTTTGGACAGGTTGTTGTAAACGCAGTATTGACATGTTTTTCATCCAAAATATGAATATTTGAATCTGGTAGTTTCTTTTCTAAACTAGTAAAATAAAAATAAATTATAAGTGAATTAGCACATTGTTTTGATGAGTATAAGTTCAAAATATATAACCACATAATAATTGAATCAACGTATTTATTATATGTTTTAATTTTTAGCTCAATATTAGGATCTTCCACAACGAAAACTACTTTACAATTGCGACCCAAGAGAGAAAAAGTATACGTAATTTCTGACAAGCTTAGTTCATCTATATGTTCTCTTATAATCTCAGGAAAACTATTATAATTGAAATTTTTTGGTTTTGTAATATCTAAAGAACGCCTTATTTTTATTATATCATAATGATAGAGCGAAGTATTTTTTTTTATAGTTTGTAGATATTTATTTGCATTCACCATATCGTAATATAGTTTAAGTAAAATATTATCTGTAACAGGTGTATGTTTAATATGATGTATATACTTATTATTCGTAAAAAAAGAGAGAAATTGTTTGCTTTTATTAGTTAGTTTCATTGTTTTCAATTTGTTATTATTGAATACTCTTATAATAACAAGTTATTTATTTTTAAATCCTTTTATCTACTTTTGGGAAACAATATTTGGCTCCACCTTTTCTAAAGGTGGAAAAGGTGGAAAAGGTGGAAAAGGTTAAAGATCGTTCCGTCTTATTTTATCACGAATAATCATCAAATCATCTAAAACATCTGGCGGCGAGCCTTTTACATAATGACTCAATTTTGCGTCCTTAGTAGCCAATAATAAAGCCTTTAAATCTTCATTCTGGGTAAACTTTGCATACTGTGCATTGTATAATTCTTGTTTATTTCGTTTACCGAAAAAGTCTGGATCTATTGAAGCTTCTACAGGTTTCAACAGTTCCCCCTTGAATTTTCCACTTTTACTACCAGCCGCCTTTGCCATTTCAGGATTTTTAGATAATTCTGTTCCCGAATCCAAAGAAAAACTCAAATAAAAATCAGGATGCATCTTTTTAAATTTTGATCCTTGATAATAATGCTCAACACTATTCCATTTATGATTATCTAATGTGAATGGCTGTATCCAAAAATCATCTAATTTTTTTCTCCATTGTGGTATTGCTGCTAAATCAGAAAAATCCTTGATTTTATCTCCAGGTATTTTTTCACCAGAACCCTTGCCTGGTAAAGGCTTGTCATTAGATTTTGCATAAAATACAAACACAACATTATCGTCATACATTCCTCGTAATTTTGCTTCTGACAACTCTTGAAAATCATATTGTCCCTCTTTTATCACTGTTTTTTGCAAACTAGCCTTGAATTTTTGAAAATCTGGGATAAGAGCAAAAACACCAGCATTCTTTTCAAGACATTTGTCTACAATTAGTTTTTTGATATCATACGGTATTTCCTGAAACTTAAAAATAGATTTTTTCTTATACCCAACCAATTTATAATGTGAACCCGTGTAATCAACAATAATATAAAATTCAGGATAAAAGATTCCCTTGTTTTCCAAATATTCATCGTTTAATTGACCACACTGCATTACATTTTTAATATCATCTGATTTATATGCTTCACTTGATAAAATAATAAACTTTACGTTTAATATTCTCTCCAGCGTTGATATAGCCCACGTTTCTGCCCAAAATTCACAGCTTCTTATTTTCTTTTTAAATTTATCTAATGTATCTACTCCTTTCATAAATTTATATTCGCTCATAATTTGTGCACTAATTCGTTTGTCTGCAATCATTTTATCATGTTGACCTTTGACCTTTTTAGCCTCTTCCGAGAAAAATTTTTTTTCATTACGATCTAATGTATTGTTGAACTTTTCACGTATTTTTGTATACTCAATTGATAATTCTTTTATTTTATTTGTCTCTTCAATCATATTTTGATTATACATATCATAGTGTTCTTTATAATTCATGAAAATCTTGTCGTTTGTCTCATCAGATAATTTTTTTCTTAATTTATTCACAGAAGTTTGCTGTGCAATGCTAGAAAAAGCATCTCTTATTGTAGCGAAGAGACAATCACCTCCACCCTCGTTGTCGGTTATTGAATAATTATTATTTTCCATAAATTTTTGAATCCAATTTTCAGACAAAGCTTCCTTGTATTTTTCTCTTATGTCTTTTGCCTTTTTTAAACTCTCTTCTGACAATAAAGGAGGCAAAGGTATACCTTTTGTCAAAATAAAAATGTCTTCTCTCTCTTTTGGTATTTCATATGTTTCTATTTTCAACTCTTCGTGTTTTTCGCGCTTATTATTACCAATTTCTTCATCTTCTAATTCTTCGCTGTCAACAATCTCACCTTCTTCTTTGTCTACTCCTTCTTTTCTTATTAAAGGGACATCAGGAACCATTCGTAGTTTTTCCAACATATCTTTGGTAACGAATTTATAGATCAAGGGTTCGTCCAGTTTTTCTACATCCAAATTATTAAAATCATCCAAATAATTAATATAATTACTCGCCTCTATTTCATATAAACCAACTTGAATGACCTTATTATTGCTTTTAACTAAATAAATAGGAAAATAAAAAATATTCGCCTCTTCAAAAGTATTTTTGGCGTTTCCTACGGCAATAATAACATCAACGTCTTTAATTTCAATTTGATATAAACTAGCTTCAGTTTTTAAATCACCTGAATCCACGCTTTTCAATTCTGGATAACTAACATCGCTATTTATTTTTGATAACACCATTCTTATAATATAAGTATATTTATAATTATAGATATATTTATATTTACATTTGCCATAATATATATTTTTTCATAAATTTATCATTTTTCAATTCTTCTATGAAATACCATAATTGTTTTCTTTTGTATACAATTAATGAATTTTCCATATTTTCTTCAAAATCAATTAAAAAAGAAATAATTTCATCTTTTTTTAATTTATTTGTTTTAATTTCTTTTAACAATCCGTAATAATCACATATTGTCAACAATTGTTTAACATTGTAGTTGGTATTATAATCAATTGTTTTTACCATTAGTATTGTTTCCGCGTTATAATCGTAATCACAAGAATATTCATCTATTTCTTTTAATATAGATTCAAGCTCATTATTAATTGTATTGGTGTCATTGTTGTTGTCATTGTTACTAATTATAGAAGTATCATCAATATTTATTGATATATTTTCGTTCCACATAATTATAATATTTATTTATTTTTTAAATCTTTTTATTGTGTTGTTTCTTTATTTCTTTTACATGTCAATTAAATCCATGAATTTGAAGATAGATTTATTACTTAAACTTAAATGATTTTTTGACTTACTATGTGCTAAATTTTCAATAATTGCAGGAATAGTCATATTATTGATCAATTCATATTCTGCATTTTCTTGAAAGAGTTCTTTTTTATATAAAACAGCAATATTTTCAATAAGTTCATCTACTTCATTTTTTTTATTATCTTGATCAATATAAGTGTAAACTTTATTCATTAAATTTCTTATTATACTAATAATTTTATTTTTTGAAATTATATTATTATTCATTAAATTTACAAAGAAGGATGCAAGTGCCTTCCTTTTTTCGTTGTCCTTATTAATTTTACAAAATTTGGTATAATCAACATTTGGTTCAACATACTCAATTGTATCAAACAAATTCATAAAGTTGTTGAAATTATTTTGGAAAACATCTTCCATTATTTGAAAATTATTGATCAAATCTGTATATAAATCGGCATACATTTTTGAATAAAATCTATTTGTTGATGCTATTTCAAAAATGATTGTTCCCAATTTTGTCATTTCATCATTATCAATCATTTCTTTCATTAGATTTTCAATTACATCAATTATTTTATTTTTAACGTCATTGTAATTTTTGTCAGACATTTTATTTAAATGAGAACGTAATAAATCTATTTGCGCATCTAAACCTACCTTATGTTCTATTTTCGTTGTTTGAAAAGTTCGTATGGTTTCCCAGTCGTCTTCATTTAAAATTTCCATAGATTTATTAGCACGTCTTTTTCTATTTGATGGAATATCTGATCCATTTTTAATATGCTCTTGATCTTTTTCTTTATTATTCAGCACGTCTACCTTCATTGGGTTAGCTCTTTTTTGAAATATTGGGGTTTTAACATAATTGGGAGAACCTACTTCTAGTGCTAGTTCTGATATAATTTTCAGTGTATCTTCCGGAAAATCAAATTTAAAACCATTGAAGGTAATGTTATTAAAATCTTCCAACGAATACTTTTGCAATTTCATAGTCATAGTCATTTTAATAAAAGAAATAATACTATTACATTACAATAGTGAATATATTTATATCAATTTTTTTAAAATTATTATAATGTTTTTAAATTTACTTAAATATAAATAAATATAATAAATATATAATAATGTCGCTAGTCAATGAGGGTGAAATTACGAACGATTTTAGTAACAACGAGGAAGATGGAACATATAATTCTTCCTATGAAATTAATAATTGGGATGAATTAGATAATGATCCTAATATATTAAGAGGAATATACAGTTATGGTTTTGAGAGACCAAGTCCAATCCAAAAAAAGGCAATTAAACCCATTATAATGGGTAAAGATATTATTGCTCAGGCGCAATCTGGAACAGGTAAAACTGCTGCCTTTGGAATTGGTGCACTCTCTATTGTAAATGTTCAAGATAATTTTACACAAGTTTTAATATTATCACCAACAAAGGAATTAGCTAAACAGACTACAAATGTTTTACAACAAATAGGAAGTATGATGAATGGTTTGAGAATTCAAACAATTTATGGTGGTTCTCCTTATGAAGAATTCAATAATTTTAATGATAAGAACACTCCTCATATTATTTGCGGTTGCCCAGGTAGAGTATATGATTTAATGCGAAGAGATAGGATTACATCAAAAAAAATAAAATTAGTTATTTTAGATGAAGCAGATGAAATGCTATCAAGTGGGTTCAAAGAACAGGTATATAATATTTTTCAAAATTTTAATAATGATATCCAAGTAGCTTTATTTAGCGCTACACTTCCTAACAGCATTTTTCCAATTATTAATAAAATAATGCGCAATCCCGTAAAAATTTGTGTAAAAGCAGAACAATTAACATTAGAAGGTATATCTCAATTTTATGTAGCAGTAGATGACGATAGACAAAAATATGATACATTAAAACATATTTACAAGTATGTTTCTGTATCGCAGTGTATAATTTATTGCAATAGTATTAAAAGAGTATCTGATTTATATGATGCAATGAAAGAAGACGATTTCCCTGTTTGTCGCATACATAGTAATATGGATAGATTTGAAAGGGACGAATCCTTTAAAGAATTCAAAAATGGCAAATCACGTGTTTTAATATCATCCAATGTTACAGCAAGAGGAATAGACATACAGCAAGTAAGCATTGTTATTAATTTTGATGTTCCAAAAGATATACATACTTATTTACATAGAATAGGTAGAAGTGGAAGATGGGGAAGAAAAGGTGTAGGTATAAATTTTATCACACGAAGAGATATTAACAAAATTAAAGAAATTGAATCATACTATGCATGTGAAATAAAAGAGATTCCTATCAATTTGGACTTTTTAGAATCTTTTTAAAATGGTCAATAATAGGTTGTGTAATAGGCAATATAAATTTATTTCTAATAGTGTCAACATACCTGTTAATTAAATCTAAAAATGAAATTGTTATTATATAAATACCCACCGAATAACAAATTTTTCTATCTAATTCGGTAAACTCTATTTTATGTTTTCTATAACTATTGAAACGATATATTAAAAATAACGCTAATATTACTTTTACTACAAAATTAAGTTGAACTACATAATCAAGTTTTTTTTGAAAAATTCCAACAAAAAAAAATATAAATGTCACTTTAGTAATGAAAGTCATAAAATTAAGAAATTTCAATTCAAAATTATAAAAATTTTTATTATCTATTAGAATATCACCCATTTGCTATGTATAATATATCTATATATAATTGTAATATAAAAATAAACATCATTCGTAAAATATTTTTTATTATATTTCTATTAAAAATATAATAAAAACCATGAGTATTAGCAAAATAGAGAATTTAAATGAGCATTTTAAATTACCAATTCATTATAATAAAAATAAAACAACTATTAAAGCTAACATAGTTTCTGATTTGGAATTGATAAAAACAATTGATACTTCAAATAATTCGGTATACAGTTATTTTTTCAATTCCAATAATGCACACGATAAAGACAATCACAATCCTTTATCAGAAAAAATAATTGAACAAGTATCTGAATATTATACAACCGACGTTGAATTTTTAAAGGATAATCAGAATCTTTTAAAAACTTTTACACCTATAAAATCACAATATACTGAACAAAACAAATATAGCAAAATTATTGAAGTTTGGAATGAAATAAAAGGAGATACTGGTTTCAAAGAGAGATATTATTATATAGATTGGCCAATGTGGGAATTCTTGAATAAATCCCAACCGTTTTTGCAGTTCATGAGTGTTTATAATATGGCATCACCAGTTGTTTCATTGTTTGTCCCCATTATAATTCTTATTATTCCATTTTTTATAATTCGTTTGAAAGGACTTACGTTAACAATGAAAGAATATGTTGATATATTAAAAATCGTTATTTCACAGCATTCAATCGGTAGACTATTTACACAATTCGCTTCTGTTTCATTTCAAGAAAAAATTTATCTAATTGTATCTGCAGGGTTCTATGTATTTTCTATTTATCAAAATATATTAGTTTGTTGTAGATTTCATGATAATATGAAAAAAATTCACAAGTATTTTAATGATTTTAAAGATTATTTGAATTATAGTGTAAAATCTATGCAAAATTACAATAACTATAGCAAACATCTAGATAATTATAGTCACATTGAATTCAATAAAATATTGAATGATAAAATTTCAATTTTGAATGAAATCAAAGGCAAACTAGAAATAGTAAGTGACTTTAAATATGATATAAGAAAAATCGGTGAAATAGGCCATATTTTAAAAACGTTTTACGAAATTTACGATAATAACATATACGAAGACGCAATCATGTATTCATTTGGATTTAATGGTTACGTTGATTGTATTATTGGATTACAAGAAAATATCCAAGAAAACAAAATAAATTTCGCTCAATTTGCACAAGATAAGAAAAAATGCAAAGGCAAAAACAAAAACGTTTTCAAAAATAATTATTATGCTTGTTTAAAAGATAAAAAACATGTCAAAAATACAGTAAAATTAAATAAAAATATTATTATATCCGGACCAAATGCATCAGGAAAAACAACCATTATTAAATCAACATTGATTAATATTATTGTTACGCAACAATTTGGCTGTGGATTTTATGATTCATCATTATTAAAACCATATGATCACATTCATTGTTATTTGAATATTCCAGATACATCAGGAAGAGACAGTCTTTTTCAAGCTGAGGCGCGTAGATGTAAAGAAATAATTGATATAATTGATGATGATTTAAAATGCAAAGACAATCATTTTTGCGCATTTGATGAATTATATTCAGGAACAAATCCAGATGAGGCGACAATAAGTGCTATTGCATTTATGAAATACATTATTAAAAATAAAAATGTCAATTCAATATTGACAACTCATTTTATAGATGTATGTCAAAAATTAGATAGTAATAAAAATATTGAAAATCATTACATGGCAACAAATAAAAAAGATAATAAAATAGAATATTTATATGAATTAAAAAAGGGTATATCAAAGGTGAAAGGTGGAATCAACGTCCTCTATGAAATGAATTATCCAACTGAAATTATTGAAAATACTATTGCAAATAGCAAATAGTAACTAATCTTCAAGGTCAAAAAAGAATAATTGAAATAATCTGCCGTTTTCTATAGTTGTCCCGAAATATGTTGATGCGGCGTGAATCATTTGTGAATCAAACAAGACAAGACGATTGTAAATATTCCCAACTACGTCAACAACTTCAAATTTGGTAGAATCTAAATAACCATTTCTAAAAACAAGTTCTTTATCTTTACCTAGAACTTTCATTTTTTTGATATCTTTAGAACGATAAAAACTTGTTCCTGTTTGAGGGGGAGCGTCCGGGGTAAGAAAGATAATTCCAGCATATCGTTGTCTATCAACATGATAAACCAATTGATCACCGCCAATACAATACTGAAAACAACCATTTACACCATATTGTTCCCAATCTTTTATTTTACAGTTTAAAATTCTCTCAAAACTTTCTTTTAATCCTTCAAATAGAAATCTACTATTATTATTAGTTCTCTTTCCTTTATGATAATCAGGATGATAGCTAAAATTTTGTGATAATGCATATTTCCGAATTGAATCGGGGTTTTCATAAAAATTATCAACTACAACAAAGGATGGAATATGCTTGGTTGTATTTTTAACAGTATATTTAAATTTGTCTTCTTGAAATGCGAATATTGTATTCCATTTTTCATCAAAAAACATTTCTAATGTAGTGTTTTTTACATTTTTTCCAGTTATGTTAAAATTCCAGCCGCACAAGAGATTATCATTTGAAGCGAATTTGTAAAATTTCAAAACATCTTCTCTTGAATTAACTGGGTCTGTTGTATCATTATCAATAAATTTTTCTTCAGTGTCACTATCTTTACCGTCATGATATTTTACTCTAATCTTGCAATTGCAGTGTAACTTATGAAAACACCAACCTTTTAATTGAGTTATATCATCTTTTATACGAAAATAATCAATGAAACCAGTGACATCTTTATTCAATGTATCATGCATTTTTATTATCTTAATACAATTATTTTAAATTATTATTATTGTTATTTATTCGTTAATTAAATAAAATATAAATATATACAATTTGTAATAATGTCATTTTTATCTGATATTTTAAATCCTACATTATTAATTTTTCTTGGAATCACTATACTAATAATTGCTCTTGTGATAGTTTATTTTGAAGGTAAAATGAGAGAACAGAATCATAAAATTTCTTCTATGTTAAGTTTAGTTTCATCTTTAGCAGAAGAAACAAATATGATTAAGCTTCATTTAACTCATGTGAATGTTAGCAATGCCCAGAGTGGAATGAATTATTTTCAACCACAAAATATTTCAACAACAGAAACTAGTATTCCTTTTCAAGGAAATAAATATTTAGAATCCGATTTAATTCCAGTTTCTGACAATGAAGACGACGAAGATGAAGAGGATGACGATGAAGATGACGACGATAGTGAAGACGACGATGATGATAGTGAAGACGATGATAGCGAAGACGATGATTATGACGATGATGAAGGAAACAATATTATTATAAATGAAATCAATGAAAACGATATTAAAGTTTTAAATTTAGATCATTTAGATAGTAATAATGAAAAAATAATGGATTTTGACGACGACGACGACGACAACGACGACGACGACGAGGATATTGATGAACTTGACGATTTAGAAGATATTGAATTCAATCAGTTATCAGAAGATGAAATGAAAGATGAAATAATTAAAACCCAAAATAATGATAACGGACACCATGATAATAACGAACTAGATAATAATAATTCTAATTTAAAATCAATCAACATTTCATCAAATTTAGAAGAAGAAAAAAACAAAAATGTAGAAGTGATTGATTATAAAAAATTATCATTAAACAAGTTGAAATCTATTGTTTTAGAGAAAGGATTGGTAACAGATCCATCCAAATTAAAGAAACAAGATTTATTGAAATTACTTAACGCTGAATAAATTAAAATTATGTTTCTCATAATAATATAATTATATTATATATTATAAGATTATATGTCTTGGGCAGTTTGTTATTCAGGCTCCAATAATGTTCATTTTAATTTTCCTCCAATAATGGCAGATGGACGTAATTATGCATCATGGCAACCTGACGCTATAGTTAATGCACGCATTCAACAACAAGAAAATATTCAATCTAACTGGTCTTACCGCCAATATCTACAACAAAATGGATTACAAATAATGAAATATAATTCTATGGAATCCTGCTACGATTTAGGATTAGACCCTCATACACAAACAAATACGACTCCATCTAGTAATGTCCCATATACTTTTAGAAATATATATGACACGAATCAACCTGGTTACGGTTATTGTAATAGTGATCTAAAAAACCCTTATTTATCTAGAGAACAATTAAATTCGCGATTAGTTGCGCCTGTAATCAATCCTGCTAGTTATCAAAATCCAAATCCAAATCCAAATTAAATCTAGCGAATTAACTAATTCTTGATATATACATAAAGAATATCTATTTCTTTATGTATACATATACATATACATACATGTGCAGTCGTATTATCTCCATAGATGTTGGTATTAAAAATTTGGCGTTTTGTCTTTTTGAAAAACACGCAACATCTAGTTACTTTACTATTACAAAATGGGATGTTGTTAATTTATCTCAAGAAGATGAAATACCAAAATGTCAATGTGTTGAAAAAAACATAATATGCAATAAGCCAGCGAAATATACACTGAATGACACGTTTTTTTGTTTAAAACACTCAAAAAAACAAAATTACCAAATACCAAATGGGGAATTAAAAACGACTTTTGTTAATAGACAGAAAATTCAAAAACTTATAGATATTGCCGATAAATACAACATTCCATATGAAAAACCTATTAAGAAAAATGATCTGCTATTTAAAATAAATGAATACATTGCAAACAAATGTTTTAAAGAGATTACAAATACAAACGCATCACAAATTGATTTAATAACAATAGGTAAAAATATTAAAAATAAATTTAATAAAATCTTTTCAATTGAAGATAAGATAGATTACGTTTTGATTGAAAACCAAATAAGTCCAATCGCAAATCGCATGAAAACAATACAAGGTATGATTGCACAATATTTTATAATGAACAATAATACAGAACACATTGAGTTTGTTTCTTCTATCAATAAATTGAAACAACAAAAACCACAACAACACGATACAGACACAGAAGACAAAACGCAAGATATTTCAACCAAAGACTATAAATCAAGAAAAAAACAAGGGATTACAAAATGTTTAGAAATTTTGACAACAGATCATCGTTTCAATGATCAATTATCACATTTTAATACGCATAAAAAAAAGGATGATTTGTCTGATGCTTTTTTACAAGGTTTATGGTTTATCAATAAACAGAATTTGTAATTTTAATATGCAACTAACAAAATTAATGATGCAATTATTGAAATAATATATATTTAATTCGTATTACTTAAAATTAAATGTTCTTATTAAATCAATAATGAACGATATAATTGAGATTTCTGAAATGGACCTAGATAACAATCATTTTAAAGAATCAAGAACTACTAATTTTGGAGGTGGTTTAGAATTTTTAATGAATGATAAAATAAAAGATGCTAAACCTACAAGTGACATAGATTTAGATGATTTAAATAATTTAGAAAATGAATTGAATGAATTAACCGACGATATTCCAACCCACTCATTCAAATCAAAATCAGACATGTTTAATTCAAATTCTAGCTCCAACAACAATTTTGAAGAGTCTAATAATTTTTCGGGTAGTGTAAGATTCAACGATGAACCTAATATTGGTTTAGCCGCTTCTTCAGGGGCTACCAATTTAGACGAAGGGAAAACATGGGATGGATATGGAAAATTCAACAATATCCCTTTAAATCCTGATAAAAATGTATCATCTTCTGGACCTCAATTATCAAAAGAAGAATTGTTAAGAGAAAAGTTCAAATATTTAAGAAAGCTAGAGGCTTTAGAAAAGAAAGGCGTTGAGTTATCAAAAAAATACAATATGGAATCTTCTTTAGCAGAAATGATGGGTGAATATGAAACCATCATGGAAGAAAAGAGTAAACAAAACTCTGTTAAATTTCAAGGAAACATGCTAATGGCTGCCATTAATGGTATAGAATTCTTGAACAATCGTTTTGATCCTTTTGACATCAAATTAGATGGATGGAGTGAACAAGTTAATGAAAATATCAATGACTATGATGAAATTTTTGCAGAATTGTATGAAAAATATAAGTCGCGAGCATCTATGGCACCTGAATTGAAGTTGTTGTTTCAATTAGGTGGAAGTGCAATGATGGTTCACTTGACAAATACAATGTTCAAGAGTGCCATGCCAGGCATGGATGATATTTTACGTCAAAATCCTGATCTAATGCGTCAATTTCAAAATGCCGCTGTAAATTCTATGGCACAAACAAGCCCTAACTTTTCAGGGTTTATGTCAGGAGTAATGAACCCAGAGATGCAGATGGGGTCAGGAAATGGACCGCCTCCACCATTGGCAACGCAAGGTCCAAATGCAGTTCCACCACCTATGGGTAGACCAGGTAATAACAATTTTGCAAACAGACCAGATTTAAACATGGGTCGCAGCAATTTTGTAGATGATGGAATCAATATTAGAGAAAGTCAACAACGTGGAGGCGGTCAATCAGGACCTCTTGATTTCCAAGAAAAATCCAGAAGACAATCTAGACCAGAAATGAAAGGACCAAGTGATATTTCTGATATTTTATCAGGATTAAAAACAAAGACTATTAATATTCAAGAACCTGTGCAAAAAAGTCAAGGTGAACAATCAATGAGTAATAATGGTAACAATACTAATGGAAACAGTACAATTAGTATTGAAGATTTAAAAGAATTACAAGGACAGTCGGATATCAATATGCCAAAACGTAGTAGAAGACGTCAAAAATCTGCCAGCAACACAGTAAGTTTGGATATTTAAACCCTATCTTTGTGAAGTTGTATAGTGAATATCAATGGATTGTGCATTCAAAGTCAACGTCAATATCAAATCTGATAGCGTTTGTATTAATGCTGCTACTGTTGGTATTCCTGGGATTGGTTGACCATTTAATAAAAGTTGCGTTTGGCCCTTTAGAACTGGTGTTTGAAAAGATTCTATTCTATCCGCACCAACTAGACTATCCGCACCAATTGGAATTCTTTTATTTGTTTGAAAATTTTTAATTGGAGTCACAACATTTGGATTTTCATTAATTGGTGGAGTGATATAGGTAGTTGTAGTGGGAGGATAAGCAACAATATTTATTTTATTGATATTAATTCCACTTAATTGTCTACTTAAGTCATTTAATAAAGCTATTGCATGACTATTACTTAAAGCTGATCCGTTCGGAATGTCTGAATTGATAATACTAGGATCAAATTTGGCTGTAAAGTTTTCGCGATTAGATGCTTTAAAATATAAACTTACTAATATTATCAATATTAATAAAATGCTAAAATATAAAGTTGTAGATTTCATTATTATATAATATATATAAATATCTAAATATAATAATTTAACTTTTTTCAATGCCAACTACCTTGGCTATTTTCTTAATGATTTTGGTATCCTTCTCATAATCATTATCTCCTTTTCCTCCCATGGCTTCGTAGACAATTGTGTTATATTGACTATTTTTTTTTGAATCATATTCTTCACAATCAGGATATTTCTCTCTGAATGCTTTGAACATACAAATATTTTTGTGTGCAATTGTGCGAATAGCCTTTCTCAATTTCTTATTTGCTTCATCTTCTTTTTCCCAAATGTTATCTTCTTTTACATACATAACCTCTCTTTTTTGATCGGTGCAATGGACTGGTCGTTTCTCTACTTCTAGTGCTTGTAGATTTTTAATGATTATATTGGAAATTCCTTCAATATAACCAACCTTGCCAACATTTTCCAGGTCAGACACTTGTAACTTCACAGATTCTATAAAATCACTAATATTCATTGCGTCTTTGCAGGTCTCATTTAAAAACACTTGTAAATTAAATGTTTTATTATGAGAGTTAATATTATTGTTATTGTTGATAGTATTGTTTGTTCCATTTTTGACAATTTCCATAAGCTCTTTGTTTTGATTCATCAACATAAGTATTAGTTTTTTATCACTGACAGGATCATCAGAATCGTCGTCATTATTAGTATATGCTATGTCTTTACATTTTTGTTTATGTTTCCATAATCCAGATGATGTTTGAAAATCCTTATTACATTTTTCACATGCAAATAATTTAGTATGTTGCTCTTTTTGCCACTTTTTGCCACTTTTTATTTCCAAATTATTTCCATCAGATACCTTGATATGTCTTGCACTCGTTAAGTGCTTCTCCCAATTGTATTTTTTACTGCATATATAGTCACATAATTCACAATGATAATTATTTGTAATTTTTTTGCCACAAAATGCCACTAAATCATTTCCTAAAGTTTCCATTTATTTCCATTGAGAAAAAAATATAATTTTTCATACAAAAATTTATCGTAATAAACCTAGAATTATTTTTTTGGTAACCACACGCTAAAAATGAATTATGGTCATAACACTTATGTTTTCCCAAGACCTTTTCGGATTTTTGAAAAATGGACAAAAAAAATGTCCAAAATTGAAAACCCAAAATACTTTTTGGAAAAGAAAATCGTTAAAATATAATAAATTGCCAAAATAACTTAAAGAACTCATCAATATTTTACATACAACTTATACATGTAAAACATCTAATCTTTTGTTTCAATATTCTTGTAAACTGCATCATTGACATCATTATAATTGATGCCATTTGCACTAAAATTTTTATAATTTTTATCAAAAAATACTGGATATTGATAGATCTTGTTATTATAACCATAATCTTTTCTATAATTTCCATAATATTTATCAAAACTATAAGTGTCAAACCCGACAAATGATTCTTTTATAGAAACGTAACGAAGTATCATAAAACAAATGGAAAATAAAACAATACAAAGTAATAATTTTAAATAATATTTCATAATATTGCTTGCGTTTATATAATATTATGAAATATAAAAATATAGTTTTAATTATTGAGAAAACTTAATAATAATATGGATAATATGGATAGTCAGGGTAGTAATCATTGTAATTGTAAAAATAAAGAGGATATGTAAGGTAGTCACTAAAG